AGAGTGTTTGTTGTCGGATACCTTGGAGACTGGCGACCTGCCGCAGCGGTACTATTTGAGCGCGAAAGCCTGTCAAGGGATTCTAAACCGAGCCGAGCGAAGAGGCAAGAAACTCCCACCGATGCTCAAGGAAGCGTTGGAGAGGCAAGCGATGTCAGCTGCGCAGGAGGAAATGTAAGCCCCTGCGTTACGAGTAAATGGGAAACAGGCTATGGAGGGCCGAGTGGATGCAATGAAACGGGTAATATGGTTTATGAGCAAGTCGCTCAACCCATACCGATAAACACAATGACTGTAATGGGGCGACCTTCGGATGATTTAATTCCAAGAATGGGTATTGGTATAGGTAATCCAAACGATCCATGCCCCACGCTGACAAAAGCGCACTCTCACGCAGTCGCTCAACCAGTTCACGCATTTAAGGTTCGTGGTGGGTGCGAAGGAGGGGGCAAAGGTTATTTGGGGGAGGATGAAAAAGCATTTACTATTTCTACAATGCAGGATCAACAAATCGCTCAACCGATTCCAATTCATGA